CACACTTGCGTGTGTTAAACTCCTTCAATCGGTTCTTGGACTACTACTGCTTTTACAGTATATAATCGTTATACGCTCTGCTGTGATCAGCAAAACTAGTTCATCCGATTGCGGCACTAGCCATGGAAGGCTGTGTCGACTTAAATCGAGATGACCCAGATGTTGTCGTGATCATCAGTTTATCGGAGGGCTAGCACCCCGCCTGATAGACGGGAGTCTCGCATAAGTCGGTACCTTTGTTTTAATCTCACAAAGCTACAAACACAAAAGTATTATTGCGACAAAAGTCGCTGCTAAGACGACTGTGCAAACTTGCACAAGTAATCTTAGTCACTTATGGTTATGATAGCCTGGAGATTAGCACCTTAATAAGTAAGTTTAGAACTTTGCTTCTTAAGAGATTGGAGACCAGAGGACTACATGATATGATCATCTTCGTGAAAGAATCACGAAATGCCATATTAAGAGCCTGCTCCGGTAATCCATTATCTTTCTCCGCTGGAGTCGCACTTGATTTACAAGGTTGACCAAAAGAGTTATCCTTCTTTAAAGAGTTCTACTCCGGTGACAAGACTAAATTAAAGGCAATGCTAACCTTGTTAACATTAACAAGGGCCTTTAAGGAAGATCTAGTCCCCGACATAAGTCCAATTACTGATTTGTGATCCGGAACGGATACAATTCAAGAATTTGAACTTAAGGTAGCTCTCAGAAAATTGAGAATACCCTCGGGAGGTGTAGGTGAGTGAAGTTTTCCTCATATGAGCACCAAAACAGGACCTATTGGTCAAGCTTTGATGAGTTCAATATCTGAATTAACACTTTTACCCCAAACAAAACTAATAGAGTTTATTTATCTATTAGGGGGAAAAGCCTTAAGGAAGATGATTGAAGAGAATATAGAATCATTAGATATCCTCGAATATATTTCGGGAGACCCAACGTTTACTATATCTCATTGATGAAAATCTTTATTTCCTACAAAGAGACAAGGTCTAAGAAGACTTGCTTATTTCGGTGATAAGGAAGGGAAGACTAGAGTAATTGCTATTCTAGATTATTGATCACAATCAGCTTTAAGACCTCTTCATAATCATATTAATATGATTTTGAAAAGAATAAAGATGGATTGTACCTTTAATCAGAATTCTTTTACTTCTAGAATTCCAACAGACTTAAATGGTAACTCAATTCATTCAATTGACTTATCTTCAGCCACTGATAGGATGCCTATAGCTCTTCAAAAGAGAGTTATTAGATATCTTTACAGGAGCGAAGAAAAAGCAGATGCATGAGCTGGATTACTCATTAGCGAGCCATATTCTATGAAGGGTCAAAAGACCCCTCTAGTATATGGGGCTGGCCAACCGATGGGAGCGTACTCATCATGACCTGCTATGGCGCTGACTCATCACATTATCGTTCAAGTAGCTGCCTATAGGGCTCTAGCTGATTCAACAGCTCGACCTTTTGAGGCTTATAGCTTACTTGGTGACGATTTAGTGATATTCAACGACAAAGTTGCTGAAGCTTATAAAGCTCTTATCAGTAGTCTAGGTATGCCATACTCTCCGGCAAAAACACACACATCGAAAGATATGTTTGAGTTTGCAAAGAGGTGGTTTACCGGGACAACTGAAGTAACTGGTTTTTCTATTAGTGGATTATTGTCGGTATGAAAATCATACCCTCAATTAATCAACTTTTTAGAGAACCAACAGATTCATGGATGAGAACTACCAATCGAAAGGCACCCGGATCTAATCCTTGCCATACATAAATGTCTTCATGGAGATAACTTTATTTACAATAAAGCTAAATCTATGATAAATTTATATATGACATTCTCTCAAGTTAGACTTTTTAGGTCTAAACAAGTGCAAGAAGACAAACTCATTAGTTTAATGAGCGAATTCCTGGGCTTACCCTTCGTAGCAGAGGAAAATATTCCTCCTATAGACACTCTAAATCGAATGTTTATAAAAGCTAAGAAGAACTTGGTAGAAAAGGATTTGTTAACCTTTCAGAAACAAGCTTATGTTATTAACTCAAAGTTAAATAAGTATGTTACTGATAGGATTAACAGGACTGGGGCAGATCAAGCCACACAAAGTTTTCTATTTGAAACTTTAACAGTAGTCTTAAACTGAAATAACCCTGTTGTAATGTGTCTAAATAGCTTAATTGATAAATCAATTAACTTTTTAGAGCATTACTGAGATCCTGAAATCAGTGATGATTTCATCTTCTCACAAGGGCTTTCTAAGTACAATATTAGTACAAAGATTTTCAGTATGAGGTCTTCTGTCAGCTTGACTCTCGCAGAGTCTGCAGTACTTAAGGAATTTATAAAGGTCTATTCTGACCCAAGTAAATTCCCTGATCCTCCAGAGCTCTCTTAATTTCTTAAGTGAGTGCCAAGCTAGAATCTTTAGAAATTCTAAAGAACCGAAGTGGAAC